CAACATTTGATGTGCCGTCAACACTGACTGTGACGTTGGCGTTGGCTGTTGCAATGGTCACATTTGATGTACCATTGTTGATGTTGGCCACACTTGTGATAACACCAGTCAACGATGCACCATTACCTAGAATATAGTTACCAGTTACGTTACCAGTAGCACTTACTTGACCGGCTGTTAAGACATTACCACCTGTGATATTGCCAGTTGCACTTGCTGTTCCACCAGTGGCCAAGTTGCCACCTGTTACAGTACCTGCTGCACTTGTTGTTCCACCAGTGGCCAAGTTGCCACCAGTTACTGTACCTGCTGCTGAAGCTGTTCCACCAGTGGCCAAGTTGCCACCAGTTATGGTAGCAGCACTTGTGATAGTCGATGTTGCACTGATCAATCCACCAGTTAAGACGTTACCGCCTGTGATATTGCCAGTTGCACTTGACGTGCCACCAGTTTCAATATTTCCACCAGTTATTGTGCCAGTTGAACTGATCAGTCCCCCTGTGAGTACGTTGCCACCTGTAATGTTGGCACTGCTTGTGATAGTTCCTGTAGATGAAATTAATCCACCTGTCAACAAGTTACCACCGGTGATATTGCCAGTAGCACTTGCTGTTCCGCCAGTGGCCAAATTGCCACCAGTTACTGTTCCAGCAACACTTGCTGTTCCACCAGTTGCCAGGTTGCCAGCGGTTACTGTTCCAGTCGAACTAATTAGGCCACCTGTTAGCAAATTACCACCAGTGACATTACCTGACGCACTCAGACTTGCTGCGCCAAATGTGCCAGCAGTGGAAATATTACCACCGGTAATGTTGCCAGCAGCACTGATCAGGCCACCTGTGACCACATTGCCGCCTTCAACATTGCCAGTTAGGCTTACACTTGTACCTGTTGCAGCACCAATATTGGGTGTGGTGAGTTGGGCGCTGGCTTTAACAACAATATTGCCACCGCCATCAAACGCTGTGGTTGTATTGTCAACTTTGGCGCTGAACACTGTGCCAACAAGGCTTAGACCAGCTGAGGTATTGGCTGAGTAAACTTGGCTACTACTGAATATGCTAAAAGAAATGTTGCTTGTGCCAAATGTAATTACACCTGTTGGCGCACTAACAATAAAGGCTGAGCCTGCATTGACATTACCACCAGTAGTGAAGAAATAATCATTGATACTGAATGATTCTGCATTGTCAGATCCGTATTGATCAGTGTCTGTAGATCGAACAATTGCTGTGGCATTGGCCCAGACATACACACCGTTTTGCACAGCATTGGCTTGATCTTTGACCAGAATACGTGTGCCAACAGACTGAACATTGCCGGTATCAATTAAATTAAATGATCCTGTTGTGGTCAGTGTTGCTCCAACACCATTGGCCACGCCATTGGGTTGAGCATATGTAATTGTACCACCTGTGGTAGTGGCCAAAGTTGTGGTTGTTGCCACAACCACAGCCTCGTGATAACTGATAGCAGTGGTTGCAAGGTTGTCAACGTATTCTTTTGTGGCTGCATCAGATGACTGTGCTGGATATGCCAAGCTATTGATATATGTGTTGGCCAATACAATATTGCCAGCTGGTTGCAGATTCAAATTACCCGACGCAGTGGTAATTGTCAATTCACCACTTGTGGGTCTAATAGCACTGGTGTTAACATTGCCAGCAATAACGTTGCCGGTTACTGATACCAGTCCAGAGGTCAACAAGTTGCCGCCGGAGATATTAGATGTTGTTGTAATGGTACCAGTTGAACTGATCAATCCACCTGTCAACAAATTACCACCTGTGATGTTGCCAGTAGCTGAAGCTGTGCCGCCTGTGGCCAAGTTACCACCAGTTATTGTACCTGTAGCACTAGCAGTACCACCTGTAGCAATATTGCCACCAGTTACTGTTCCTGCGGCACTTGCTGTTCCGCCTGTGGCCAGGTTGCCACCAGTTATTGTAGCAGCACTTGTGATTGTACCAGTTGAACTAATAAGTCCACCTGTGAGTACGTTACCACCTGTGATATTTCCTGCTGCACTAGCAGTTCCGCCAGTTTCAATATTTCCGCCAGTTACGGTTCCGCTTGCACTTAATACACCAGTGATGTATTCACCAGTTGTGGCAAATACCGCAACATTGCCGGTGCCGCCAATGCCAACAGAAACATTGCCCCCAGAACTGACCACACGTACATTACTTGTGCCATTTTGGATACTAGTAGCATCAATGCCTGTTAACTGACTGCCGTTGCCAAAAAAGTAGTTACCTGTGATATTGCCAGTTGCTGATACTAAGCCGCCAGTTAATATGTTGCCGCCAGTTATGTTTGCAGTAGCACTAAGCGTAGTGCTCGAAATTACATTGGCACCAGAAATATTACCGCCTGATCCCGAAGTTGAAATATTTCCAAAGGTGGCATTACCAGTGGCTGAGACTATGCCACCTGTGAGTATGTTGCCACCGGTGATGTTGCCGGTTGCTGACGCAGTGCCGCCAGTGGCCAAGTTGCCGCCTGTTACAGTACCGGCTGCACTGGCTGTTCCGCCAGTGGCAATGTTTCCACCGGTTACAGTACCAGCTGAACTGATCAGTCCACCAGTTAAGACATTGCCGCCTGTGATATTTCCTGTGGCACTGGCTGTACCACCTGTGGCCAGGTTGCCACCTGTTATTGTGTCAACGCCGGTGATTGTTCCTGTGGCACTGATTAATCCACCAGTTAAGACATTGCCGCCTGTGATATTACCTGTTGCTGATGCTGTGCCGCCTGTGGCAATGTTTCCGCCGGTTACAGTGGCAGTGGCACTTACTTGACCACCTGTTGTTATGTTGCCACCAATTACGTTGCCAACTGCACTAACTGTGGTTCCTGCTGACACCGCATTGGTTGCAGACAGATTGTTGGAGCTAAAATTATTGGCTGTAAAAATTGCAGTGGCATTTGAACTGAGTGTTTGATCACCAAGATTCAGTGTATTACCGCTTAGATACAAGTCTTTCCAGAGTTGTCCTGGACCGCCCAGGTTGTATGTTGCGTTGGCAGAGGGCAATAAATTACCAATTACATTACCAGTAATACTGAGATCACCTGTTTGTGTTAGTCCAGCGGTGATTAAATTGCCACCAGTGATGTTGGCAGCACTTGTAATAGTGCCAGTCGAACTGATCAGTCCGCCTGTGAGTACATTGCCACCTGTGATATTGCCCGTGGCACTGGCTGTTCCGCCAGTGGCCAAATTGCCACCTGTTACAGTACCGGCTGCCGAAGCTGTGCCACCTGTGGCAATATTTCCACCTGTTATTGTTCCTGCTGCTGAAGCTGTTCCGCCAGTGGCCAAGTTGCCACCAGTTACGGTGCCTGCAGCACTGGCTGTTCCGCCAGTGGCCAAGTTGCCACCTGTTACTGTTCCTGATGCACTAACAACACCTGTTACAAAAGCACCAGTTGGGGCAAACACAGCAACATTAGGAGTTCCTGTGACTGTGATTGCAATATTGCTATTGGCTGCTGCTGCAATGTTGCTGTTGCCTGCTGAGATTGGGAACCCGCCGCTTGCAGCTATGACTCCAGTCAACTGACTACCGTTACCAAAGTAATAATCAGCTGTGATGTTGCCGCTGGCAACAATGTCCACTCCCACAGTCAAGTTGCCATTTACTGCAATTGTGTTGGCGGTAATAACGTTTGCTGTAGATAAAATTCTAGTCCAGCTGTTGGTTGCACTGGAATACTGGTATGATACCTGATTAACTACGGTTACTTGACCGTTTGTGGGGGTTGTTGGAAATGCCATTAATTTAGCTCCTGGTATTGGTTATATTGTATTTATAAAAAAAACAGATTTAGAAATTACAGTCTGTATTATTTTATGTTTGCTTGTTCTGCCAACCACTGTTCTCGGGTCATTTGACGCGGTTGCAGAGCGGTTTTTTGTTGTTCGAGCCACTGTTCTCTAGTCATCGTTGGTTCATTTGTCTGAGCTGTTTGCTGGGCCAGCCATTCTTCTGTTGTCAGAGTAGGGCTAGAGTCACGCAACAACATTGGAGCGGGAGTTTTTTTGATCTGTTGTTGGCTTGCCAGCCACTGTTCTCTAGTCATTGGGCTGGCTGATTGTTGTTGGGCCAGCCATTCTTGGTCAGTTATTTTTGTTTCTTCTGCTAGCCATTGTTCAACTGTCATTTTTGCCACTGGATTTTCAACCAGTTGCGGATCTGCTGTTTGTGAGTGATTCACTGGGTAGCGTGGATATTTTTCTTTTACTGCTCGTATTCTGGCTGCCATTGGTGCCGGAAAAACTCCAGCATGATACAGTGCATCCAGTTGTTCTTGCACACTGGGATACTCTCTAGCACGATTACGTTGATACATGTTCCAGTCATAGGCCTGTTGCAGTCGCCGTTGCTCTTCGAGTATTTGTGCCGTGGTCACTGGAGCCGTTTCGGGCTTGTGCCAGATTATTGTTTTGTCATACATGCCCACACTGACTTCTGCGCCGGGCACCAGACTCTGTATAGCATGAAACAAGGTTATCATGATGCGGTGATCTCCATGGCTATCAACCAAATGTTTGTGCTGGTCAGTGTACTACTGGCGTTGGACACTTTTTGTTGTAATTTATAGGTCACTGGTGATGTGGTTCCTGGTGTATCCACATAACTGTAAGATACAGAACCTGTGACGCCAATGCCGCCGCCCGAAACTGTTGTTCCGCATGTTTGTATTTGCAAACTGGTGCTGGGGCTTCTGACCAACTGAGCGTCCGCTGTGACATCCTGTCCTGCCAATGATGTAAAACTGGTGGTACCTGTGGCCATAACAAAGACCTTGCTGGTTGCACTTGATGGGGTAATAGTCACGTTGGCATAACTGATGTCAGCATAACTGGTGCTGTTTGTGATACTGCCCCCAAGACTTGAACTCATCACTGTTTGTACCACTGCACCCAGGGGCATGTTATACGCAGGCAATCTGTTGTTGGTATATAGATTCTGCGTGTAGGTGTTGTGGAAATATACTGTGCTAGTACCAATGTCATAGGTGACATTTGCAACTGGCACCAAGGTACCAGAAATTGCCACGTTGGCAACTACTCCGCCAGCAAAGGCAGGACTGGTTGTGTCAATCCAGTAATCGCTTGTGCCATCATCAAGATATTGATACAGCACATCATTGGCAGTGTCATACCATTGATCAGTTACTTTGGGTGCTGGACTAACAGGAGGTGCTGTGTTGGCAGTATATACTATTCCAGGAGGAACTGGTGTACCGTTGGCATAATAATAGTTGTTGGACAGTATGTTGCCGCCGTTGATGTTGCCTGACGCACTTACTGCTCCAGAAACATATGCACCTGTGTTGGCAATCACAACCACATTGCCTGTGCCATTCACACTCATGGTAATGTTGGCATTGGCGCTAGCAATGCTTACATTGCTGGTACCGTTACTGATAAATGTAGTGTCTACACCAAATTCACCCACATATCTATAACCCACAACATAAATTGTGTTGGCTGTTCCTGTACCAATGGCTGCTGGTATGGTTGCGCCGTTGAAGTTTAGTACGCCGGACTGATAGTCAAAGAACCAGGTGTCGTCTGCGCCCGATCCTGCACCAAACAACTTGGTACCTACTGTTTGAGCATTGGTAATACCAGGTGCGGCTGCATAAACCTGCACAAGATAATTGTCACCAAACTGTGTGGGAATCCAGTTGATCGAGTTTGTTTTCCAGGTTTGATTGTCTGGTGCTGTGAGATCTTCTGTACATTGCACTGTGGGACTGTATCCGGCTCCGCCGCCATCCTTGTACACCTGTACCAGTGGTGTGGTATTGGCAGGCGGTGAAGCAGGTATGTCTCCACTCTGTGTCCAGATAAGGTCGCCGCGATACAGCAGTGGACTGGCAATACTTTCGTTGAAGGCTTCTTTGGATGCAGGCTCGGCTGTTTTGGTTACACCGTAGCCAACCTTTTTCCAAAGGTAGTCAATCTTTTGTGATTCGTTAAACGAAGCAGCCATTAAGATGCCACTCCTATCTGCAGGTCTGTGATGGACTGTCCGGCCGCTAACGCAATTCTAATTAGAATATTGGTACCAGTACTGTTGGCGGCATTTTGAGATCCTAGGGTCATTGTGTAAGCTACGTTAGAGATTGCTGTATTTAATGGAATTACATCTGCCCCGGTCAAGGCACATCCATTTGAGCCGTTGCCGCCGGTGCCGGTGGCTGCACCAGGAACTCCTGATCCAGCATACTGTGTAGATGCTTCCAACCATCCGTTGATGGTACTGGTAGGTCCTGGGAACCCCGGTGTGGGTGACGAGAATCCGCCTGTGTCTATTGTGGTTCCTGGTGCAGCCAACCATACGCCTGCAACACCTGTGGTTGTGGTTAATCTAATATCAAAGTTTGCCAGGCTTGGTCTTGCAAATGCAAAAGTAAAGTACTGTGTGCTGGTGCGTCCGCCAGTGACTGACAAGTTTGGTCCTACTGGCAAATATCCTGTGCTGAGATCAACTGCATACTGTTTGAGCACCCCGTATCGAACCACAGCTTCTGGTGTTCCGGCAATGGTTTGTGCTCCGGACCAGGCGTTGGCAGTGTAAAAATTGGTTGAATTAGAAAATACAGGAGTGTTGCCTGCGGTGCTCATCACAATTCTTATGGCTGCTTGTGTGTTGGCAGTGGGTGTACAAGTGATTGCCTGTTCGTTTACGCCAGAGTTTGCGCCTGCATACATCTGTATATTTGCTGGCAATTGCACAGTGGCACTGGTTCCTATCACGTTGAATATGTTGGCCTGCAAAGTGGCCACGCTGTTGTTGGCTCCTGTTAGGTTGGCAGTCAAGTTGCCAAGTGTGTAAGATGAACCAACACCCACATTGGCATTTAGATTGGCACCTGTCAAGAAGCTGTTGCCAGCATTGTTGATTGTGCCAAGTGCCTTGGTCTGTGTTGCGGACAATATGGCTCCAGATCCTTCGATCACTGTTCCACTGGCCAACACAAACGGATCTGCACTTCTAAATGTTTGTCCAGACAAGTTTGCCACTGCCAGTGTAGCAATGGTAATTGTGGGGGATCCTGTGTTGTAGTAAGGAATACCCGAAATATATCGATAGGTGCCTGCTGTGGCTTCAACCAGAGTGGTACTGGCAGTGACTAGACTAGGTGCTGAATTCAAATTGTCTTTGACAAATCCCACATAGTTGGTGTTGCCTGTTACAGAATCTACCAATTTGTAGTTGTTGTAACCAGTACTCAAGCTGCTGAGAGCACACGAAATATTGGCATTGAACACCTTGTAGAAGTAACTTGGCACAGCAGCATTGGCCACGTGCAAGTCTCGATCTTGAGTGATTACCAGTGCACCTGAAGTTCCAACAGTGTTGCTCACATTGCTAAATGTCACATTGCCAGCCTCAACATTGTTGACATAGGCAAACAGGTTGGCTGTCAACTGAGTTGAACTTATGCCTGTGTTGGCATTGATAATATTGGCAGCAGTGGCAATTGGTGTGGTTGTTGCAAAACGTGTGACACTGGTACCATTGGCCACAATGTTGCCGCCCGAAGCATCTGTTGCTCCAGCAGCCAACAACGGACTGGTTCCTTGGCTGGTGTTGGCTATGGCCAAGTTGGAGAATCCACTAAGATTAGTTGGTGCTGTGGGATTCACAGCAATAAAAATATAACCAACATTGGAGATGGTATTGCTTTGAGCAGTGCTGGTTATACCGTTGGGTGTGCCATTGGCTGTGAGTGCCACTGTGAACGCACCAGTGCTGTTGTAGGTGTGCAGCGTGTTGCCCACATTTGATACACCGTTGCTGAATGTGCTGTCACCCCAGGACCAGTTGGCCAGATTACTGTTCTGACTGGTGTTCTGGAATGTGAATGTTGATCGGTTGGAAGTATTGTAGTCAGTATAGAGATATCCCACCCTGGCATTGCCTGTGTTGGCCGTGGCATCTGTCACAACGTTGGCTGTGGTTCCAATATAGTTGCCACGCACCTGAGGTTCTATTGTGATTGTGATATTGCCACTTTGGGCTGGACTGCTGCTGTAACCAGTGTACAGATACAAATTGGCTGTGAACTGTTGATAAACGTTGCCGGCTTGGTTGGCAGCACTCAACACAAAGGTGTTTGTGACATTGGCTGCTGCTGGATTACCTGCAATACCTGTGCCCACATTGACATTGCTGATATTGCCGTCACCGTAGTTGAAGTTGTACAATTGTTGTGCGCCAAAACTGGCTGTGTTTCCTGGTGTGCCATTTGAGTCGTTGCGGAAACTTATGCCACCTAGGCCGTTGATCACGTTGGCCCGATTGGCTGTGACAAACACATTGCCAGTTTGAGGAGCAAAAACTTTAACATTGCTAGCCGATGATACCACAGTAACGTTGCCTGGACCTGCGGTGTTGCTGGTGCCACTTAGAACTGCACTGTACAAGCTGTCTGCGTTGGACGACACAGAATTGTACTGATGAGTTACATTGGTAAATGCTGTATTGCCCAGACCTGGACCAGCAACAAAATTAGCAGTACCGTCGCCAAAACTCAGATCATACCAAACCACATATTCACTGGTATTGGTTATGATAATGCTGTTGCCTGTGTTGAAACTATTGCTGCTTAGAGTAAATGACGGTATTGGACTTGGAGTGTACAACACAATGTTTGAAATATTGGCACTGCTAGTGGATCCTTTGGCACCATTAGCTGCATTACCGTTGTAGGTTCCATTGGTATTGAAAGCGGTAAAGTTCACAGTAAAAGTACCGCCTAGTGTATTGCTAAAGGTATGAACAGCATTGGCTGTGGTAGCATTGGCTGTGCCATCTCCAAACTGCCACAAGAAACTGTTGGGATTACCAATGTAAAAACTAGTGAATGCCACGGTCAACGGACTGGGTCCAGAATAAACGTTGGCAATGATATAGGCATTGCCCACATAGGTACTGTTGGCAATGTTCAATGACACCTGATTTAAGTCATCTAGACCATCTGTTACAAAAGTACCCGTGGTCCACCCAGGATAAGCAACGTTGGCTGTCAGGCTACCATCTGTGGGTGTGCCCAGAGTAATGGTATTGCCCACGCCGCCAGAAGCAATGACATTAGAAAGTCCTGCACCGTTACCAGCAAAGTAATTGCCAGTAATGTTGCCAGTTGCACTTATTGAGCCGCTTGTGGTTACATTGCCACCTGAAATATTGGCAGCACTTGTGATGTTGCCAGTTGCACTTATCAAGCCGCTGGTGTTGACATTTCCACTGTTGACATTTCCTGTTAGACTTAGACTTGTGCCTGTGGCAGCACCAATATTGGGTGTGGTAAGATTAGCACCTGCTTTGACAATAATATTTCCACCAGCATCAAATGCTGTGGTATTCAGATCAACTTTGGCACTGAATACTGTACCAGTTAGACTTAGTCCAGCGTCAACGTTGGCAGTGTAGGCAGTTGTTTGACTAAACAGAGCAAAAGTAATGTTGCTTGTGCCAAAAGTAATAGTGCCCAGCGGTGCATTAACTATGAAAGCCGCACCAACATTGACATTGCCGGTGCTGGTAAAGAAATAATCGTTTAGACTTATCTGTTGCGAACTATCTGGTCCATATTCGTCTGCATCAGTGGCTCGAACAATTGCTGTGGCATTGGCCCAGGTGTAAATGCCGTTTTGTACCGCATCGGCTTGATCTTTGACCAGAATACGTGTGCCCAGTGTTTGAACGTTGCTGGTATCAATCAGATTGAATGAGCCTGTGGTGGTCAGCGTTGCACCAACTCCGTTAGCTACTCCGTTGGGCTGAGCATATGTAATTGTTCCGCCTGTTGTAGAAGCCAGGGTGGTAGTGGTAGCTGCATACACAGGTGTGTGATACGCTATAGCTGTTGACACCATGTTGTCAACATATAATTTTGTTGCAGCATCAGTATCTTGTGCTGGATATGCCACACTATTAATATAGGTGTTGGCCAACACAATATTGCCAGCCGGCTGCAGATTCAAATTGCCTGACGCAGTGGTAATTGTCAATGGCCCGCTGACAGGTCTAATAGCACCAGTATTGACATTGCCAGCAATCACATTGCCTGTAACACTTGCAAGTCCTGTGGCAAAAATATTGTTGCCAGAAATATTACCGGTTGCAGTAATCAATCCTGCTGTGCTTAGATTATCAACAGTGGCATTTCCAGTTGCAGATATTATTCCGCCTGTTATTACATTACCACCAATCACATTAGCGGTTGCAGATATCAATCCAGCAGTGAGTAAGTTGCTGCCAGTAATGTTACCTGTTGCACTCACTAGACCTGTAACATATTCACCTGTTGTGGCAAATACTGCCACATTTGATGTTCCACCTATGCCAACTGTGACATTACCGCCAGAGCTAACAACAGTAACATTTGATGTGCCAAGATTGATGTTGGCCACACTGGTAATCACACCGGTCAAGGATGCACCGTTGCCCAGGATATAATTGCCGGTTATGTTGCCAGTTGCACTGATTAATCCACCAGTTGATAAATTACCACTAGTTGTGTTTCCTGCCACACTCAGATTGCCTAAGATGCCAACCGACGTTAGACTTGAGTTCAATACATTTGCACTCAGGGTGTTGCCGGTTAGTGCATTGGCGTCGACTCCAGATGCAGTTACACCAGTTAACAGACTACCGTTACCAATAAAGTAATTGCCAGCAATATTGCCTGTGGTTGATACTAGTCCAGTTAAATTTGGTAAATTGCCCGAATATGTTGGCAGGAAGTTGGCCACATCAGCATTGCTGTATCCTGCTGGTAATCCTGTGATAAATGCACCGTTACCAAGCAAATAACTGCCTGCTATGTTGCCTGTGGCACTTATGACACCAGTGACATATGCACCGGTGTTGGCAAACTGTGCTATGTTGCTGATTCCGCTTACGCCAACTGTGACGTTGCCATTAGTAGCCACAACAACATTACTGTTGCCATTCAACAGTGATGATCCGGCTGATACCGTGATGCCTGTTAGTAACGCACCGTTACCAACAAAATAGTTGCCTGACACATTACCGCTGGCACTGACTTTGCCAGTGGTCAGTAAGTTTCCACCAATCACATTGCCCGATGCGCTGACAACAGTGGCACCAATAGTGCCAGATACAGACGTATTGCCCAGTGACGCATTTCCAAAAATTACTAACCCGTTACCAACAAAGTTATCGCCATACACATTGCCTTGGGCACTTACGACACTATCAACATTTACATTGCCAGCATGTATGTTGCCAGTGTCTACATTGCCGCCTGTGATGTTGCCAGTGGCTGTGATAAATCCTGGTGTAACAAGATTGCCGCCTCGAATATTTCCTGCAGCACTAACTGTGAGACTTGAGACTGTTCCGCCAGGAACACTGAGATTACCACCAGTTATGTTTCCTGTAGATGAAATCTGTCCAACTGTGGTGATATTGCCGCCAACCACGTTGGCAGTGGCAGTGACAGTGGTTCCGGTTACGGTAGTACCAATTAGATTGTTGCCGGTGACGTTGCCAACAGCTGAGATTGATCCGCTGGCTGCAACAGTCACAGCATTGACTTTGGTGGCATCTACATTGCCTGCTGTGACGTTGCCTGTGACTGTGGCTTGACCACTGGTTAACAAATTGCCGCCAGTGATGTTGGCTGTGGTTGTTACCGGACCTGTCAAACTGACCAAGTTGCCTGTGTATGTGGGCAGGAATGCAGCAACATTGGCATTGCTGTAATTGCCAGCAGGTAAATTGGTTAACTGACTACCGTCACCAAAGAAAAATGCACCAGAGACATTGCCGCTTGCACTGACTGGTCCAGCAACAGTAACCGTGGCAGCATTGACTCTGCTGGTATCAACATTGCCTGCTGTGACATTGCCGGTGGCTGTTATTTGCCCAGTCGTGCGAATATTGGCACCGGTGATATTAGAAGTGGTTGTTACTGGCCCTGTCAAGCTGACCAGGTTACCAGTGTAGGTTGGCAAGTATGCAGTGACATTGGCATTGCTGTAATTTCCAGCAGGTAGATTGGTTAACTGACTACCGTCACCCAAGAAGTACGCACCGGAGACATTGCCACTTGCAGTAATATTAGCAGCATTGACTCTGCCTGTATCTACGTTACCACCAGTAATATTGCCTGTGGCTGATATTTGTCCTGTTGTGCGAATGTTGGCGCCAGTGACATTGGCAGTGGTTGTGATCGGTCCTGTTAAACTGACCAGGTTACCAGTGTAGGTCGGAAGGTATGCTGTAACGTTGGCATTGCTGTAGTTGGCGTTGATACCTGTCAACAATGCACCATTGCCCAGAATATAATTGCCTGTGATGTTGCCACTTGCAGAGACAGGTCCACCAACAGTGATGTTTGCAGCGTTGACTCTGTTGGTGTCTACGTTGCCACCAGTGATGTTGCCTGTGGCTGTGATTTGACCACTGGTCCTTATATTAGCACCAGTGACATTAGAAGTGGTTGTGACAGGTCCTGTTAGGCTGACCAGGTTACCGGTGTATGTGGGCAGATATGCAGTGACATTGGCATTGCTGTAGTTGGCATTGATTCCTGTCAACAACGCACCGTTGCCCAGGATATAATTACCTGTGATGTTGCCTGTTGCACTTACTGCACCTGCAACATATGCTCCAGTGTTGGAAAATACCACAATATTGCCGGTGCCGTTGACAGTGACAAATATATTGGAACCCGCTGCAGGTATGTTGATATTGCTGTTGCCGTTTACAACCCTGCTGCCTGTGGTGGCCACAATGCCTGTGAGTGCAGATCCGTTGCCAATAAAATAGTCAGCAGTGATATTACCGCTGACAACAATGCCACCTGTGATGTCCAGTCCGCCGGAGCCCACATAGATGGTGTTGAATCTTTGAGACAAGCTGCCCAGATCATACACATTGTCGATTCGTGGCAGCAGTGTGTTGTTGACCTGAATTTTGCCAATACCCGAAGGGCTCAATATCAGGTTGCTGTTTATCACCGTGGTGGTGATGGTATTGTTGGCAATTTTTACATTTGAGCCAACAGGTCCAGATTCAAAAATCTGATTGAAGTTGTCGTTGGTAAATGCAAACGCTGTGCGTAACGGGTCGCCCTGCCCGTCGTCGGGTACCGCGCCAATGTCAATAACATATTGGGTCATTTGTAGAGTCTCTTGCTGTATTTACCAGAGCCAGCAAGGCCAAGGTTGTAGGGAGATTACAGGTTTTCGCCGGTGTTTATCCGGTGCACAAAGGCTTTGAGATCAATGTGTAAAAAATTATCTATGTTTTTCAAGTCGGTAATTTCAGCAGTGGTTGTGCCGCACACACGCACAAATTCTGTTCGAGGAAAGTCTCTAGCAACTGCGGCCAACTGCCGGATCCAGTTGCCTGTGAAAGTGGGTGCTGAATCGGCGGCCTTGTAGAACTCTGTTCCTGCATACACATTGTTGAATTTGCTGGCCGCTGTGCCAGACATGTCGTAGCCCAACAAGTATATGCGTCTATGTCCGTCTGACGCAGCTATGGCACACGCAATAGGACCTGAACTGTTGCCGTGATACTTTTTTGGAACCTGGTGTGCGCCCAGATCAGGCAAGGGTCTACGAGTGTAAAATCTATTTTTTCTGCTGTAACCCGAACGTTGTATGTGTTCTGCTATGGGTCTGTCTGTGGCCACAAGACAATCGGGCTCAAAATCTCGATACAGTCCGTTGCAACCATAGATCGGACCCAGAGGCTGAATTCTGGTCAAATCAATAACTGATCGGCTTTGGCCGTTGCCCAATACAAATGCTATGCTCATAAAAAAATCCTCCCAGTATGTAGCTGAGAGGATTCTGACCCTAAATCTATTAGGAAGTGGTGTTTTCTACCAGTGCCAGGTTCAAGAGATTTTGTTGTCCTGATGCAACACTGCCGGTGTTGGCAGCACCAGTGGTGCCAGATTTGATCATGGTGCCTTCGTCTGTGAAGAAGTTGGCCAAGCTGCGAAGATCGCCTGTGACCGAAGCAGAATCATAGTTGGAACCACCTTCCCAACCCAGGATAAAGTGGTTGGTAAGTTTGCTGATGTACACATCAGAGCTGGCGTTGTCTATGTAGGCAATGCTCATGTTGCCGTTGGTAGGAGATCCAGAATTGCTGAGTACGCACACCCCAACAAGATTGACTGTACCTGTGCCGCCAACATCAACGCTGGTGCAAGTAAACACTGTGCCAACACCTGCACCAGCTGGTGCGCCAGCAGATTGCCAGTCGGTTGTTCCAACTACAGTAATAATGTATGCATTACCAACCAGTATGTCTTCGTCATTAATGGTGGTGGCATCGCCTACCAGATACTTGTGGCTGCCTTTTTGGCGGATAATATAACCAGTAGCAGCACCTGCGGCAGCGCCAGTGGCCAAGGTGATATTCACTGTGACCACAACTCTAGGGTTTGTGGCACTGGGAGCATCTGTGGGGGCTGCACCGCCTACCACACCCACATACTGTGCGTCATTGAGTGTTTGTGTTGGTGAGTTGAACACTGGTACTGTGAGCGAGCCAAAGTTTGGATAGCCAAGATCCACACCCACGCTGGCGCCACCACTGCCGGAGCCGGTGGAAGTTTTTTGTATTTTAAGAGGACGACCCATGATTTTTTTCTCCTTAAAGAAGTCCGATGCGAGTTCTAGTCGCTACGCGGCAGGGTAAATCACCGCATAAAACGCAGTATTGCGTTGACTTGTATTTAGCAAAAAAGGTTTATTTTACACAGGGCTGCGGTATTCTTAAATATCTCATGAACCATCAAGAACTTATTGACCAAGGCAATCAACATCGTGCAGAAAATCATCCTGAACAGGCGTTGGCTTGTTACGCACAGGTGTTTGCCGAAGATTTCAATCACAGTGCAGCATTCAACAACTACGGCAATGTGCTGAGAGAAATGGGCTATCCTGCTCGAGCTATTCCTTTTTTGCATGCAGCACATGACATCAACCCTGCTGACGTCACTTCTGAGTTCAATCTTGCAGTGGCCTACTTGCTGAACGGAGACTATGCTCGTGGCTGGCCCTTGTACGAATCACGCTGGCGATTTGAACACCTGGACGGTACCAAACCTCGACTGGTTCAACCTGAATGGACCGGTCAAGATCTCAAAGACAAAACACTGTTGATCATAGGCGAACAAGGACTTGGTGACCAAATACAGTTCATAAGATTCACTGCCAATCTGCACTCAACCGGCGTGAAAATAAAATTACTCTTGAATCCCAGTGTCAAACCCTTGTTTCCGCAGCCGGCCGGAACAATTGTGGGCATCTATGAACCCGGTGAAGACCTAGGTGAATTTGACTACTGGATTGCCATGATGGACATTCCTAGAGTGATTGGCATGACTCTGGAAAACATTGCACATCAGTTGCAGTACATTGCAGCTGATCCTGTGAACGCAAACATCTGGGCTGGTCGACTGGGCTCCAAAACTCGCATGCGAATTGGTGTGTGCTGGTCAGGCCGCAAGGATTCCTGGATACATCAGCACAAGAGCATGCCTGTAGAGAACATGGCTGACCTGATCCGGAGAAATCCTGAACATCAGTGGATCAATCTACAAATGGATGCTACAGATGAAGAAACAGCAATCATCACGGCAGCAGGTGCTGTGTGTTTTCCAGGCACTATAAGAAACTTTGCAGACACTGCGGGACTCATGCATCATCTTGATCTGGTGATTTCTGTGGACACTGCCAATGCACACATGGCCGGTGCTCTGGGTCGTCCTGTGTGGATACCACTCAATGCCTATGGTAACTGCTGGCGTTGGCTGACCGGTCGTGAAGATTCGCCCTGGTATCCCAGTGCTAGATTGTTCCGCCAGCCTCAGCAGGGTGACTGGGATTCAGTGGTTGATCGCATGCACAAATTTCTCAGCTGGTTCAAAATCTAATCAACAAAAAAGCACCCGAAGGTGCTTTCGTGCCACTTCCCATCCCGGGGTTGTTACGGAGTATTTATGTTCACGCAGTTGGCGCCGTGCCAACGGGCATAGCCGTTGACTGCCACTGATCGATTACAATGTAGACATAGTTTTGTTTCACGCTTGCTGCCGCGAATAGCATCGGCCTTCTTTTGTATTGTCTCTGCTGACTGTGTACGGCCGATTGCTCTGGCTCGTTGTTTATCTCGTGTTTCTTTAGAATGAGTTTTTCCCCACATATTATTATTTTCACCCTGTTTTGCAATTGACATTTTATTTTTATGTTCTTTAGTAAACGGTGGTTTCTTTTTTCCTAGAGTATTTTTTACTAACTTTTCGTGTTGCTCTGGCGTTAGTTTATTACCCAACCTTGCTTGTCTAATTTTTTCTTTTGCATCAGGCGTATGGTGTTTTCCAAACATTCCGTTGCCCTTGCCACTGAGTAACTTACTTTGTAGTTCGGCATATTCTTGTTTGATACTCTCATAAACTCTTGCTGTGATTTTTGTATTATATCTTTCTTGTCCAGATTTTTCTGCTCGCATCATCCTTAGTGCGTTTAGCATTTTATGATGATCTTGTCCTGTAGTCATTTTAACCAACAACCAGTGGCAAATAAAGTGTTCTCGGGCAGTGAGAGCAACCAAGTTGCTTGACTCATCTGTACCACCTAAACTACGAGGCTGTATGTGATGTTTTTCAGTGTAACTGCCTAGATTACGAGTTTTAGCTCGATCTGTAATATCTTGGTACCATTTGTTGTATTTGTTCATATGTTTATTTATGTTGGTTAGTTCAACAATAGCATATTAGATAACAAAAGTCAATAAAAAACGCCCCGAAGGGCGTTTTTGTTGTCCAAATAAATGGATTGTGGATCAGCTGAACGACAAATTGCTGACGGCGATTTCGCCGACATAGTCGCCCGCATTACCAAACGAACTTGCAGTATTAGTGAGCTCTATGAATCCGTAGCGGGTCATAAAGCTAACAACTGGTTCGAATGTTGTTGGATCAAGAACAACACCAGAGCTCATCAACGGAATGTATGGGCAGTAGAACGCAGGTGCGTCAGCTTCCGAACTTCCTTTGTAGCCAACCAATACAGGTGTTGAGTCACTTGCGTAACTGTCAACAAACACACGCATTGCGCCGTTCAGAGTACCCACAAACTTGGTGTTTGTAGGTGCTTCGAATGTGCCTTCTGTGGTTCTAGCAAACGCACTAGTTGTAGCTGATTGCAACACTGTGAGTGCAGCAGAGCTAACAACAGCATAGTTACCTGCGCCACGACGAGTGCGTTGAGCGATCAAGTTAGCAACACGGTTGATCAAAACAGCCAGAGCGGCGTGTTCGTCACCAACGAATGTAGCTG